TTAGTTAATTCCCTTCTAAATTCTTTATGTAAATCAGGTTCAATTTTTTTCATAGTTGCCAATAGTTCATCTAAATTTTCAACATAAATGGAAGGCACTGCGGCTAATGATCTAGTTCGGCCAGGTAATCCTGAATATTTAGGTTGCATTATTTCCGCCTAACTGTTGCCTTCTTGTTGTTGTAATAACGTTCTTGCAAGATGGCTTTAATAGCTGAGTAAATCGCTGGATCAACTTCTAATAAATCTTTAGGGCTGATACCTGTTGCCACCGACACGGTAGCGACTTCATATATTGATCCGTGTCGGTCTATCCATTTTTTGAATCATAAATTAAATCAATGTCTGAATATTGATTGATGTAATCATCACCAAAGGCTAGATCAGTTTTACCGGCATCTTTTTCTATACGCCAGGCAAACCACCACAAATCAGATTCCATTTGTAGTTCACCTAATCTCTTACGCCATCCGGTTTTAAATTCGGCTTCAAAAGCCACCTTTACAGAAGGCGTAAGATCATAGGTAATTTTCTTCCCATCTTTTTTAACAACTTCAATCTTGTGCATTGTCCCACCCTTTCCTTATTACGCGCTTGTTGATTTTGTTAATGCAGTTACCGGTAGTGACACTGAAACGCTTTGTACTGCATCAATCGCACCATTTACAGGTGTCCAAGATGAGATTAGGCATGACATTGTGTAACTAGGGTTTGTAGCCGTTACTGTGCCTGAAACTGGTATCAATTTGATATTCAATTTAGTGCCTAGTGCATCTTCAAACAATGAGTTTACAGATGATGCGGCAAAATCGTTATACAGTTCAAGGTTTAAAGTTGGGCGTTCAATCCCACCAATCATGTTTTGAACAGTATCGTTCATTGCGGTTATCTCCACTTGATCAATTTCGCGTGAAAGACTTACGGTGCTGACATGATCGCTGATGGTTGTAGTTCCCACAACAACGGTCACTTTGTTACCCATAAATATGGCCATAGTTTTCCTCTCTTACTAACCTATCAACTCTACTGAATATTGATAACTTAGGTAATCAATATTAGCGGATGTTATTGTTCCAGGGGATGCAGACACAACCCTTAGAGTTTGTACAGCACCGCTTAATGTTTTATCAGCCTCAATTGCGGTTTTGATTGAAGTTGAACCGGATGATTGAAGTAACCCATCCAATCTTGATTGGCCATCTTTTTCGCTCATTCTGCCAACAACAACAATTATGGTACATGTTGCAGAATCAAATCCTCTATTCAAGGTGAAATCATAATTCATTGATAATTGGCCTACTATTGCAAAAGCATTGTTAGTTGGTATGTTTGTAGAATCAGGGACATAATCAAAAACACGCATACCAGTTATTGTTTGTAATGCGGTTTTGAGATTAGTTCTAACCGTGCTAGGAATCATGCAATAACTTCTTTTTTGTAAGCTCTAACCATGGCGGTTACATCTCTGCCAATCGGCGACATTCTAACAACGCCTAAATCACCTAGTCCTAAAATGCCACCTGGCGCATCTTTACGCTTGTATAGGTCTGCGGTAAGAATTAAACAAGCCATATTTAAATCATCTGGCACTGAAGGCCAGCCCCATTTTGCAGTTACTTGCACGCCTGGGCGTAATCCATTTTGTGTCAATCCTGGAAATATTGGCCATGTTTCAGTATTAGATACCATTGTTAATTGAGTATAAGGCCGATTTAAAGATGGTGCAGTTAATGGGTCTAAAATGTAATCTTGATTTAAAGTTAAAGTTTTGCTAAATGTACCATCTCCACTTGCATCAGTTTTAACAATTAAACCTGATGTAGAACCAAGATCATCAATATAAACAAAAATATCTGAATAGGCACGATAAAGCCGTGCTGATGCCGTGGCATCTAAATAAAATCTTCTATTAGCAATCCGATCAATTGACCTGGATGCTGATTCAATTAAATCTTCTAACAGGTCATTATCAGTATTATCTGATATAGACATGTAATTTTTAATTTGAGTTAATGTTGCATATCCATTTGTTATAGCCATGATTGGTATCCAAATCCTGTATTGCCCTGGGACATTAGACAAACTCCATTCTTTGAATACCAATCATAGTTAGAATCCAGGCCACTGGAAGGGTAGCGGCCTGGAAACTTATTTGTTTGTTTAGAAGGTTGGTGCGGCCAATCCTGTACCGTTAATTTGTGCAACTGCACCTGGATAACGGAGAGATGTAAAGGCTGACATACCAAACATAACAATGTTGATTGCAACCTTGCCGTTTGGCTCTTCAAACTTAACATAAGTAGGTGAACCGGCTTCTTCCCAAAGATGGCACTCATTAAGATCAACCACAAAGATTGTATCTTGATTTGTGCTTGCGCCAATATTTGTTGCAACATTCGCATCAGTAATAATTGGCAATCCAAGGATTGAATAACCGCTATTGCCGTACTGTGGTGTTCCATTGCCTGTTCCAATTGCGTTCATTGGATTGTAAGCGTTTGGTACTACAAGTGGGCGATTTGAACCATCTACTCCAGCCAATAGGAAACCTAAGCGGCGTGGGTGCATAATGATTGCGTTTGGATTAGCATAAATTGTAGATTGAATCTGTTGGATTGAATCCGCAATTTTTGGATAAAGACCTGCAACTGTACCTGTGGTAGCTGTATAAGTAACCAAAATACCTGTTGTCATTCCCTTTAGACCTAATGGTTGTCCATTTGATCCTGATCCATTTAGAAGCGCATCATCAAGTTTTGTGTGATAAGCGCGTAGCAAATCTGCTAATACAATGTTTTCAATATTGTATCCGCGTAGTAATGCTTGTTTTGAAATGCTGTTTTGTCCAGCGATTGTATTTACATTTACTGTCAGTGTTGTGTCATCAGGATCAGTGCTTACTGCGGCAGTGTTTTCTGATGTTTGATAAGCCACATTTGTGCCAGTTGTAATACGGCTAATGACCACGGACATGCCCTGTGAAGGTAGTGGATGCTTGCGTGCGGCATCAGCAAACGGCCTACCGGCGCGTGCTAATGGTGCATATAGATCAACTAGATACTGTGGTACTACAAGGCCTGCAAAGTTGCCTGAATCAGATGCACGCTTTTCAACTGCCATTTCTTTTTGGTGGCGTTGAATACGCTCTGATGCTTCATAATCATTTGCAAATTGTGCTTTTAGTGCATCACCTAAGAATTTATCTGCGGTGCGCTCTGAGTAAGTTAGTTCTTCGCGTGTAACAGTAAAGCCACCTGCGCGTACTTCCTTCTTTGGCTCAACATTCGCATCAACCTTAGCGGCCAAATCTGCGGCCTTCTGATTGCGAATTTCAATATCTGACATCTGCTCAATTCTTTCATCCAACTTTTTGATCTCCAAGTTAAGGGCTTCAACATTAGCCAACTCAACTTCTGACAGATCGCGTGCTTCTTCTGCGGCACGGTCTAAGGTTGATTGAATTAGAGATGTCTTTGTTTCGCGCTTCTCTCTTAGAGAAGTAAGAAATGTATTTGACATAGTTCTCCTATTAGTAGTTTTTGTAGTGAGAAGGTGTGACACGCCAATATGGGGTCAGGTGTTCTACGACTTGTGATGATTATATATCTTTTTTTAATTCTTTTAGTATTTCCAAGGCCGTGTTAAATCTTGTTTTTTCTTCAACCACATCATTGACTTCATTTCGGTTTTGACCATATTCTGAAATATTGATTGCGGTTAATTGATCATCAGCCTGAGCCTGAGTTTTATGGCAACCCATTACCTCATTAGTAGCAGTTTTTACAACCGCATAGCCTTCACAATCCGGATGATTACTTACTACGCTGTATGGCATCTAATATCTTCCTCGCCTCATCTAGTCTAGGGGTTAATTGTGGTTGGCCTTCACGCATACCGGTAATGCTTGCCATTTCGCCATAAGCACCAAAGGTAACAAGTGATACTTCTGCTAAATGCGCTTTAAGCCTTTCCATTACACCATCAGGTCTTTTTTTGTTCTTTATTGGCATAAATCCAACACTTAATTGATCCAATGCACCATCTTGCACTAATGCTAATGCTTCATCACCGGCGCGTGTTTTTGATATTTTAAATTCAGCATAAAGGCCATTATCTGTTTCCTTTAATAATGTGGCACGGCCTAACACATTGTTCTCACCAT